TGCCATTCCTGCTGCACCGTAACCGAACTCTTTTTTTCCTACCATTGGCATAATGTCTCCTGTCGACTCTTAGATGTTACCATTTAACTTTGTCCGCCCAGTATGCTGCGGACATCTTGCCTTTGGAAATGTTCTTGGCATGGCGGGCTTTGAAAGCTTTGTTTCTGGCGGTGCCTTCAGGCGAACCTTTGACACCCTGTTGACCGAATCTGATGAGTTTCACCTTGTCACCTGACTTGGCTAAGACTGCATGGGATTTGTTGGCGTTCGGGGTTCGCTTTGGTTTGTTGTAACCAGAGAACTTTTCCCCTCTGTACTCAATCATTTCTGTCCTTTTGCCCAGGCATTGTCCACCAAGTTTGGGTATGGTCTGCCTGCTTTTTTTGCGCGGGCTTTAGCCGCATCTTTTTGGGATGGTGTTAATGGGGTGGATTTTTTGTTTGGGTTTTTTGTTTCCCAAAATGCTTTCTTCTTCATTGTTTCTCCACTAGGTATCCTGATGCACGGAGAACCTCGCGCACGTTTAACACTACAGGATAGGTGATACCAGGTTTCAGGTCAATGTTATGGGTGCCGATGCTGGCTTTTATTCTGCGGTTGACTTGTATTTCGCACATAGGTTCTAGGGGTAGCCATTTGCCTGCGGCACGGTTCCCTGATGGTTTAACTATTTGTAGGAGTTGGTTTGCTGAGGTGTCCCAGTTGAATGCTGCGGTTTCTGGGGCGTAGGTTTCTGCTTTCTGACGGTAGCGTTCACGATGTTTGCCGATGTCTTTGATGGCTTCGGCTAGGGCTTCACGGTCAGGTTCATCCCAGTCACCCATGTTTTGCCAGACACCTTTGGCGGTGGGTACTGGTGTGGTGGGAATGCGATGGGTGGCTAGGTCGGAGAATTCTCGATGCCCGTGAGCGTCAGACAGGATGGTGGGTACGCCTGCTGAGATTGCTTGGAGTGGCATCAGTCCGAAGCCTTCACCTCGTGACACCGATATGAAACAATCCATAGAACAAACTAGGTCGCGTTCTTCTTCTTCGGTCATCCATTGGTCATGTACCACCACGTTCGGATAATTCAGGTTCTTTGGGGCAAACAAGTGTGGTGGGACTATCTTGATATGTAGTTCAGCATTGGGCAGGTTTAGTTCTAGGAATGTTTCCAGTACTACATCTAGTCCTTTGCGGTACCATTCTGAGCCGCCGCACAATATCTTGTATTTGTCGGTGCGTTGTATTGGTTTTGGGTGCCAAATGTTGCGGTCAACACCTAACGGTATGACATGCACGTTGTCGTGATGTTGGGAAAACAAATCAAAGTTATGCAGGCTAGGAACAATGACTATCTCAAAGTTGTGCAGATAATCAGAAAACTCTTTGGGTAGCCAGTTCGTTTCCCACATCGTCAACAGGCTTGGCTTCTGGTCTTCCAACCAGCCTTTAATAAGGTTCGGTCTAAGAGCGAACACCACATGTTCTGCGTCGTCACACAGGTTTACTTTGCTGGCTAATGCTGTCTTAAGCCCGACAACCATTTTGCCGTACCCGACTTTAGGGATGTCAACCCCAACAAGTTTTAGATTGTTGGAAGAATACCTGTCTCCACTTGCCATGCTTCCTGTGCTTTCTTTTCCACGTTGGCAGCACCATCAATCCTCTTAGGTTGCAAACCGTTAGCGCGAAGACGTTTGTATGCTGGCATATCTTTGTTCCAGTTACGTTCTGTTTGGTTAATCTCCGTTACCTTAGCCCCTCTGCTAGTGGTTGTGTTGGTTCCCATGCGGACACCTGCGACTCTGCAGCCGAAGCATCCTTCAACGTCTAGGTTCGGATGTGTTTCCCTGTGTTTCATGAAATGTATTCCCCATATCCTGCTGCGGTTAAAGCTGCTACTTCTGCAGCATCAATTTCGTTGTCGTGTCCGCCATAATACACTTTGGAAACCATGTCAAGGCTTGACGGTTGGTTGTCGGTATAGGTTCCGTTGGTAAGCAAGAAGATGTTCCGTCCACGAGGTGATGCTTCTATCCTGCCGCCAAGACGATTTGCTAGACGCTGGTCTTTGGATAACCGTAACCCGCCCATATAATCCCCGACGATTACTGGAACTACGAAGTTGTCGGTAGGTGGTCTGAATGTTGCCATTAGGTGATACTACTTCCATATCCTGCTGCTGTGAGTTCATCGATTTCTGGTTGCGTAAGAAAATTGTCGTGTCCGCCGTAATATGTTCGGGTGATGCGTTCTGGTCTGCGCGGGTCGGTGGTGGTGTAACTGCCATCGTCGAGACGGTAAAGGTTTTTTGCGCGGGAACCTTGTGGTGTGTGTGCAAATAGTCTGTCTGGTGATTCTTCAGAAAGTCTGACAGCAAATGGGTAACCTTCGGTTATTGGGACACGGAAGATGTGGGATTTGTCCCAGTTGGCAGTTGCTGTTCCGTCGCCTGTACCTGTTGCTGTAGTTCGGCGTGTTCTTGCACCAACCAAAGTCCCTGACCCTGTTCCTGAACCCGTCGCCGTGCGTATTGCCGTGAGTATTCGCGTCGATGACGACGCGCCTGAACCTTCGCCGCTGCTAGTTCTGAGTACAACACGGTTGACAACAATAGCCGATGTGCCTGTGCCTGAGCCAGTTGCTGTTCTAACAGGGTTGATGTTCCAGTCGGCTGTTCCTGTTCCTGTTGCGGAGTTTGATGCGGTTCTTACTGCGGCGCGAACAACCGTGATTGTGGATGTTCCTGTTCCTGAGCCTGTGGCTGTTCGCAGATAGAAGTGGATGACAAGACCTGTGGAGTCCATCGTGCCAACACCTGAACCTGTTGCGGTTCTGATGGCAACCTTGATGGCTGTAGCGGTTTGTGTTCCTGTTCCGCTTCCTGTTCCTTGGCGTTGTCTTAGGACAGATGCAAAAGATGACGCGGTTCCTGTGCCTGATGCGGTGGCGGTGACGGTAACGATTGCACGGACACCGAGATAGAAGCGTCCACCGTTTTGATAGAAACCTGTGTGATAGTCAACGAGACGGTTTAGTCGTGTGACAGTTCTGCCTGATGCGGTTTGTTGTGTACCGTTACCTGGTCCTGTTGCGGTACGTGTGACGGTACGGAAGTATGTTCCGCGATAGAACGGATGTGTGTCTAAGAACGGTTCGCTAAAACCTGTGACTGCTGTTTGTGCCATGAGGGGTTATCCCCTGGCGGCTAGTCGAGTGACAGCGTGAGTGAAGTGATTTGAAAAGTGTCACCAGCGGTCACGGCTGCTGATGAAGATAGCGCACCAGTCCACAGGCAGTTTCCACCTGTGCTTGCGTCCCAGAGTGACCAATGGCTGTAGGTTTCTGTTGCTGCTACGTTTGTCCATTCAACTGTTGCAGATGATGCCATAGAGCCAGATGATGCTGCTGAGAATGAGATTGCTTTGCGGGTTGTTTCGGTTGCGGCGTTTGATGTTCCTGCTTCGCCAGCGTCACCTGTGTGCAGTTTTACATATGTGGCGGCAACTGCGAATGACTGGTTGCGGAGCGTGTCCAGTAATGCTAGTTCTGCGTAGTTAGAAATCGACATTGTAAACCTTTCGTGTTATATGACTATAGCAAAACGAAAGCCCCCCATCTCCCGTCTGAGGGGAAACGAGGGGCTTTTGCTTTAACTATGGTTAGTTATTAGTTAGCACCAATGCTTGATGCTGACTCGATGCGGCGGAGTGATGCTTCGCGGAAGCGACCATAGCCACCCAACCAGTACCAACCCAATGGCTGCAAGCGCATGAGGAGGTCGGTTACGTTGCCACGGACAATCTTCGGTACTGCACCGTTTCCGTCCTGTACGCTGTACGCCTTTGCAAGAGCCTGACGACCCATGATGTGCGTGCAATACGCGTCGATTGAACCAGTTGTGCTGGTGCCGTTCGATGCGTTGGTGAATACCTTTGCGCGTGGGGTTTCGATGAAACGTACGGATTCGAACAAGCCGATTTCGCCGTTGTAGATTCCCTCTGGGTTGACGTAGTTAGCAGGGGTACGCCATGCTGCTGCGTCAGTTGCCGAACGGAAGTCGTACGATACGTCTGGGTGGATAAAGCCGATGTATGAACCGTTGAAGGTTGCTACGTTGGCTCCACGGAGCTGTGCGACGGTCTTGCGAACGTCGTCAGCGGCGAGTACGTCGTCAGCCGAGATTGACTCACGGCTCGTTGGTGTGGTTGAACCACCAGTTGCATAGACAACGTTGCTTCCGCCAGCAAGAACTTCACGGACAACCTGGTCGATTGAATCGCCTGCGTTGTATCCGATGATGTTTGCTGCTGCAGAGTCAACATCCAAGAACGCTGTTCCACGCAACTTAGCGGTGGTTACTACTGCGTTACCGTATTCGTTGAGGGTTACGGTTACTTGGCTGTCGGACAATGCGGTTGGGGTTACGTCGGTAACTTCGTTCAACGTTGACGTTGCTGCTGCAATGTCGCTGAAGATGGTGAATGTTACGCCAGTTCCTGGCATTGCCTGTGCTACTGGTTGTACGTCTGCTGCCTGGTCGAAGAGGAGTTCTGAACGAAGGGCGAAGTACGCCAAACGGTCAAACGCTACCTGGTCTACGGACAGTGACGAGGTTGTTGTTTCGCCTGCCATTTTAATTTTTCCTTTGGTTTAGAGGTTTATGAATTTCCTAATGCTATTCGTGCCTCTGCCAAAATTGAATCTACTTCTTGTGGACTTCGCGCGTCTTGTAGTCTGCGGTTCCAGTCGATTGGTGGTTGAGCGGTTTGTGAACCTGCAGCAATTTTTGCTGTTCGATTCCAAGCTTGTGCTTCTTCCATTAACGGACTTGGTTCTGGGGGACTAATCAATTGTGCTTCCACTGCAGCTTGTCTGATGGACTCTGGGGAAAGTTCACCGTCATAACCTTTAACGAAATACTTTGACGCTGGTGCAGTCAGGTCGATGCCTGCTTTCACGAACGCTAGTTCTCGTTTGGCGATGTCGGCTTCGGCGAGAAGTTTTTTGGCTTCTGCGTTTTCCTTTTCCAGTTGACGCATCCTTGCCCTAACAGGGTTTCGGCTGTCGTCCATTTGGTCTTCGCTGTCGTAGTTGTCAATATCTGACATATGGCACTCTCCTTTTGCCCACATCACTCTGGAGGGTAGTGATGGCTGCTGTTGATTTGTCACCCCATATTGCTCCGCACGGTTCGGGGGTTGTCCGTGAAGGTATTACGAACTATAACACATTACATTCCGACTGTGGTGAGTCCTGTTTGTTGTCCGCCTTGACCTGAGTATCCGCCGCCTTCTTGGAAGGTTGCGGTGCGTCCGCGTCGGCGGCGTGCGATTCGTTCTGCGGCAGCTTGGTCGTTGGTGAGTGTGCCTGCAACGATTTGTTCTTGGGTGAGTGCTTGTTCGCCCATCAGGTTGGAACGGAATAGTTGTTCTTGTTGTCCGATTTGAGCGAAGCCTTGTTGGGCTTGTTCAGCGGTCACACCTTGTTTAGCTAACTGTTCTGCTTGTGCGGTTGTGATTTGCATGCCGCCTTGGGTTACGCCTGCCGCGGAGATTTGTGCGGCGCGGGCTTTGCGTTCTATTTCTTGACCTGATTTTGTTGGGTCTAGGAAGTAGGCGGCGATGTCACCGTCGGTTAGGTCGGGGACCATTCGTTTGAGTTGGTTGACGACTTCTGGGCTGGCTTGGGTTACTGCGTTATACCCTTGTTGTATTCTTTGGGCTAGTTCGACTGGGGAGATGTCGTTGGCGATGAAGTTGGCGAAAGCTTCTTGGGTGTCGTAGAAGCCTTTTGGCATGCCAAGGTTCTTCAGGTTTGTTTTGTATGACACTTCCTGGTTGATGTACTCAGCCTCAGAAAGCTCAGGCAAACCTTTGCTCACACGGTCAGCGTTGCCTTTGAACCGTTCCTTGTAAATGGGTGTCTGACGGATTGAACCGAACAAAGCGTCAGCGTTACGCACCAATGTGGTGTCAGCCATGACAGCTTGGTTTAGGGTATCGAACAGTCCTTCAAGCCCGTAACGTCGAAGTACGGCTTTGAGTTCGTCTGCGGCAGCGTTGCCAACTGGTAGCACCGTAGGGGTTGGTGGGGTTACTGGACCGCCGCCACCGCTAGGTGGGATTGCTGGACCAGTCGGTAAAACCACTGGTGTTTTAGGGGCGAGCAAACTGTTCCTATAATCATAAAATCTGTTAAATGCTTCCTGGTTTGCAGCTGCATCTGCCGCTGCCTGTGGTGCGTTCGCAAGTTGAACTTTTGCGGTGATTTGCTTACGACCTTCAGGAGTAGCAGATAATTCAGCGAAACGAGCATTAAGAGCAGCAGTATCAACAGGCTTACCAGCAGCTTGAAGTTCAGCGGTGCGCTGTTGAATAAATAATTCTTGGCGTTCTTGTTTAGTCAAAGCCATAATGGTTAACCTTTCACTGCTCCGAAACCTCTAGTAATAGTAGAAGCCACATCACGATACAACGTCTTAGCCTCATCAGTTGACTGCCATTCAGGCAACGTACGCAGGAACTTGCCCCACTCTGTCACATTCATCAGGCGAGTCTCATTCGTGTTCGGGTCCTGGTATGACAACAAACGCCCCCACTTATTGGCATCCGTGAAGTCAATCGTGTACGGGTCAATACCAAGAGTGCTTGCAGCAACAGCACGATAGGTTGCCGTAGCCTGTGCGACAGTACGACCAGCATCCAACTGTCCTTTCAACGCAGGATAAAGGTTCTCCGCGTCACGGCGCATCATCTCTTTAACCTGTTCAGGGGTCATCGTCTTCATGATGAGGTTCTGCGAGTATGCGTTGATAGTTGCATCATCAAGTTTGATGCCGTAGTCAATGGCATATTGGCGGACGCTTGCTGCATCCAAGCCTTTTGTTACTGCTTCACCTGCTACACCGCCAGGAGTTTTGCCAGTTTTTGCTACTTCTGCGCCAACATAACGTG